TCCGGAGATTTTCTCACACCTTTCGGCAAGGAACTACGAGCAGATCAACGAGCTCATCAATGCTAAATCCTCTGCTACTTGGTTTGCCGAGATGCCCAATGCCCCTCGGCACCAAGAGACAATTACTGCCGAACTCATCTACTACTGGATGTTCAGCTACAAGATTCCTAAAGACTGTGAAACTTGGAACTTGAACCGTCTATTCACTCAGATCAAGGTCTTCAGTGAAAAGAATGCTCCGGCGAAGAAGATGGACAAGCAAACTCTAATGCAACGCACTCGTGAACTTAATGCCCGCCGCAGAGCCGAGCTGGGCACCTCAGGCTAACCCATCGGAAGGAGGGACGAATGACGCAACTTATTTGGAATGACTCTGGTAAACGCCTATTCGAAGTCGGTGTTGACCATGGAGTATTCTACAAAACCAATGGCGATGGGGTTGTATGGAATGGCTTGACTTCCGTTACAGAATCCCTCAGCGGTGGAGAAGCCCGACCCTATTACCTTGACGGTGTAAAATACCTGAACAAAGCCGCCCCAGAGGAATTCGGTGGAACAATTAATGCTTATACCTTTCCGGAAGAATTTGCTGAGTATGATGGAACTGTAGAACTCTATGATGGATTCTCAGTAAACCAGCAGAACCGTAAGCCGTTTGGCTTATGCTACCGAACGATGTTGGGTAATGACATCAAGGGTGTTAACTATGGATACAAAATCCATATCATCTACAATGTTCTGGCTGCACCTTCCACAAAGGCCTTTAACTCGTTGGGTAGCAACATTGATCCACTCGTATTCTCTTGGGCATTCAGCACCACGCCCATTACTATTCCCGGACTCATGCCATCTGCACATATTATTCTGGACTCAACCAAAGTCAGCATAGCGCTGATGCGGGCCGTTGAAGGATATCTCTACGGATCACCTAGTCGAAGCTCTAAGCTGATACCACTGGACAAACTTATTTACTGGTTTGAAAGCGGTGGTGAACCATTCGAAATCGTTCCACATTACTCAACCGGTGCTAACCAGCTCGTTCAAGATGGTCTACGTGACATCATATCTACGGATGTTGAAGGGGTGTACCGTAGGCTGCCTACTGGTTCCCGTCTTACCCCAACATCCACATCCGGCGTATACACTTTGGAGACTTAATGACCGTATATGATCAGATTCCATCTATGGATTCTACCTACCACTTCCCGCCAGAGATCATCACTGCACTTGGTGATGCCTTCGGTCCAGCATGGGCACTTCAGCGAAATGTTCCTGCTAATCAGGATCTGAATGTTTTTACAGTTCCCGGTAATCACCGTATCACTACACCTGATACAGCTACTATCACCAATCTTCCCGCTGGTATGTATCAGGCAGGTATGCTTGAGAACCTTCAGTCTGGCAGTGGCCTAACCTCTTCTTGGTGGTTCCAGAGGATCACACAGTATGGCGATACGCCTCGACTGTGGTGGCGATCATCTCGAAACACGTCCGGTGGTTGGAATGACTGGCAGGAAATCCAGCAGGCCACCGGCAAGATTACTGAATTGCATGTTTTCTTGGCGGTCGGTCAGTCAAATATGTCAGGTCGAGGTCTTCCAATTTCTGGTAGCACCGATCCTAACAATCCGCGAATCTTCCAGTATGGTGCAACGCGTAAGCAGCTTGAGCTGGCGACAACTCCACTGGATATGCATGACACAGCATCTGGATTATCTCCGGCAACAGTGGCTGCCCGTACATATTTGAAGTATCAGCCTGCCCATGTTGGTGTGTTGCTAATTCCTGCTGCGCATGGTTCGACCGGTTTTACCTCAGCGACTACCACATACACATGGACGCCCAATGTCGCCACAGATCCGAATTATAACCTGCCAGCACTAGCTGTAGCGCAAACTAATGCCGCAATTATAGCAGCAAATACCGCGGGTTATGCAGTAAGTCTGCAGGGTATTCTATGGCATCAGGGCGAAAGCAATTCTACCCAGTCACAGGCGGTATATGCTGCTAATCTGGATTCACTGATCACATATTTCAGAACTCAGTTTAGTAACACTAAACTCCCGTTCTTGGTAGGTCAGATGACGCCAGAAGGCATCGCTAGCACATCTGGGCGACCAAACATTGACGCAGCCCATCAAGACACGCCTAACAGGGTGGCTTACACAGGATTTGCCGCTGCTATGGTGAATGGTTATAATACCGGGGACACCACTCATATGTCTCGACGCGGCGTGGAATTTCTCGGTCGCAACTATGCTGCTGCTCTACTATCAACACAGGCCAGTGCTGATTTGAAGCCTCGTATGTTGAGTGCCGAAACCAGCATTGCATCGATTCCTTCACAGGTTAGCTCGGCAGTTACTGACTACATTTCCAATGATCCTTCTGTTGTAACATCTGCCGCTGCGATGGCGGCCAGTAATGCAGGATTGCTTCCTAAGTGGGCGCCAAACACTGCATATTTGGCTGGCGAACAGGTAGCAGCACCGACTGGCGATATTCTTACTCGTACAGCCAATGGCACAACGGGGGCGACATTCAGCATTACTGGTTGGACTCCTTCGGCCAATGCAGATAAACTCAGTACGCTGGATACAGTACCCACATTGGTAGTCCCAGCACCCTCGGGTGGTGATGACACTTTGATGCTCAAGAACTTCTTCATTGCTGCTAATAGTGCCGGTAATGCTAAAGTTGTATTCCGGTGCCTTGAGTATCAAGTATCAGATGTTGTTGATACTTTTGGATGTTGGATTGATGGTAATGGCGCAACCATTAATGGTACCTCCATGCCTAATGCCACTGCGCTGGATCAGCGTTATGCATTCCGAGCCTCAGGATCTATGGCTGCTGGTGTAACCTTGACTACTGCTCGAATGGCAGGGGATAAGGTTGTCACCGGTATTGCCGATACTTCTGGTTTGGCGATCGATGATGTTGTGTTGATTTCCAATACTGAAGTACCCGTATTGGGTCTTTCACGGGCTAACCGGTATAAGGGTGAACTCGGTGTTATTGAGTCTATCGTACCTAATACCTCAGTCACACTAAGTAGCGGACTTAAGTTCTCTTATGGAACTACCGGACTTAAACTGGCAAAGATCACTCCTGTGAAGAATGTTCTCATCAAGGATCTGAACTTCAAGTTGAAGGGTGTTGGTTCTGCGCATAATGGTATTCAGGTTAAGTATGGCCAGAATATTTCACTGCGACGAATCACAACCGATGGTGCTGAAGACGTAGGTATTACATTCAGTACCGTTCTTGGTGGACGAATCACTGACTGCTTCGCTAGCAAATCAACCTCCAGTGCAACTCTTGGGTCTACTGGATATGGTGTAGCTATTGTTGATGGTTCGCGGGATATTGTCGTATCTAAGAGTGAATTCTTCAATAACCGTCACCATATTGCTGGTGGTGGTATTTGGCCTGCAATTCACGTTATGATTTCGAATAACCAAGGCCGCGATTCCATTAGTGCTAGCTGGGATTGTCATGAATCCACCTTCTGGTGGACATTTGATAATAACACTGCGGATACAGGTTCTCATGGCATGTATATTCGAGGTCAGTATATCACTGCTTCGAATAACAAGTTCTTCAACATGTCGGCAGAAATGATCGGCGTGAAAATGTGGGACGATGTTCAGGAACAGCGGGGCATTCGACTGCTGTTCAATGAAGGTACCAACTGCGGGTGGGGTATTGCTGGCGGCATGGCCACGGGTACCGGTGCATATGACTTCCGTTCATACAATGCTGAAGTTATAGGTAACAAGTTCTATAACTGTGGTGCTGATCCGATTCACTACCGGAACTTTGATGGCCTCAAGGTTATGCAGAACTCGATTCCAAATAGTACGGGTAGAGGCATCTTCCTCGAGGGTGTTAGTGCTGGCGTCCCATCAAATAACCTGATTCTTGGGTCCAATGATGTGACGAATACCACTACATCGGCAATTCAGGTCCAGTATGTGGATGATGTGCTTTCTACAGGTGACATGGCTATTAACGGGTCCCTGTACGGCATGTACTTCCTAACCTGCAATCGAATCTCACTGGGCACAGCTAAGGTTCGTGGTTGTGCACAGTATGGCATCTTTATCGATGGTGGTTCAGGCCATGTACTCAATACACCACATGTTAGTGGCGGTACAGGCGCGACCTATGATGCACTCCGGGTCGCTAATGTCGGCAGCATAACGGTTAATGGTGGATATCTAGCCTCGCTACGTTATGCAGTATTCACCACGACCACGAATATGGTTACCATCACAGGAACTAATGTTCGTGACACCGGTCATGCAACAAAGATCAACTGTGACGCAGCAATTGCGTGTATTGATGTGAATATGGGTGCCACTACGGCTCCTACAATCACAGCAGCAGCTACCATCACCCCATCGATCTACGCTATTCAGCCAATTACGGGTAGCACAACCATTACAAGTATTTCTGTTAATGGATCTACTCCGGGTCGTCGAATCACCCTTGTATTTTTGGATGCTTCACCCGGACAGATTACTGATGGTGGAAACCTCAAAATGGTTGGTAACTACACGCCGGGACAGTTCTCAACCCTGTCGTTCATCACCGATGGTACCAACTGGTATGAAACATCTCGGGCTACTACCTAATAGTTCGATATACCTAGAAGTATTTAGGTCCAATTAACAAGGAGTCAACATGCCTAAAATTTCGTTCGATGTGCAAGGATCATTTAAGCGAACGGAAGATTTCTTTCTGAAGGTAAAACACCGCGATATTTATAAAGCGCTGGATACCTTCGCGAAGCAGGGTGTAGCTGCACTTGCCTCAGCTACACCAGTTGACACCGGTGAGACTGCGACCCTCTGGGATTATGAAATTCATAGTTCCAGAGGGTCGTATTCCATCACATGGACTAATTCTAACGTAGTTAATGGAACGCCTGTGGCTATCATGCTGCAGTATGGACATGGCACTGGAACCGGTGGCTATGTCGTCGGAAGAGATTACATCAATCCCGCCCTAGAACCTATCTTTGACAAAATTGCAGACAACGTATGGAAGGCGGTGACTACTGCATGAGCAGCATTGACGAGCGCGTCGTCCAAATGAAGTTTGATAACGCACAGTTCGAATCCAAAATTGCACAGACGCAATCAACTCTTGAGAAATTCAAGAGTGCCCTAAACCTAAGTTCGGCAACCAAGAGTGTTGAGGAACTTGATACTGCGGGTAAGAATTTCTCTCTTGCAGGAATGGCTGATGGAATCGAGAAAATAGGTTCCAAGTTTACAGCTCTTGGGGTCATTGGTGTCACCGCCCTTGCATCCATCACAACCAAAGCCTTGGACACGGGTCTACAGCTTGCCAAGTCGCTAACTATCGCGCCTATTGCTGATGGTTATGCTGACTATGAGCGTAAGCTTTCATCGGTCCAGACCATCATGAATGCCACTGGTGAATCTCTCACCACGGTCAATGGATATTTTGGTCAGCTGGATACCTATGCTGATAAAACCATCTATAACCTAGATGACATGACTGGGGCATTTGCGAAGTTCACAAATGCTGGCGTTGGCATGGATAAGTCGGTCCCCGCAATTAAGGGTATCGCAAATATGACAGCACTGGCGGGTCAGGATGCTGGCGCAGCGTCTATTGCCATGTATAACCTGTCACAGAGTATCGCTGGTGGCTTCCTTACCACCACAGACTACAAATCGCTTAACCTTGCTAACATCGCCACCAAAGAGTGGAAAGACCAGATGATTCAGGGTGCCGTTGCTGCTGGTACCTTGAAGAAATCGGCCGATGGTAACTTCCAAATCAAGGGTATGAAGAAGGCTTCCACTGAAGCTGAGTTGTTCAATGACAACCTCGCCGAAGGTTGGGCAACCACCGAAGTCATGATGAAGGTGCTTGGTGACTATGGTGATGTAAACACCGCCATTGGTAAGAAAGCACAGTCTGCCGCTCAGGATGTTAAGAGTTGGGGCATGATGATGGAGACCCTGTCCGCTGGTGTTGGTACTGGCTGGACAGATACCTTCGAGCTGTTGGTTGGTAACGTCGAGCAGGCTAAGAAGCTCTTCACGCCACTTACCGAAACCATCGGTGGGTTCCTTGACGAGATGTCCGCATCCAGAAATGATCCACTGAAAGAGTGGAATAAGCTTGGTGGACGCGAAGTAGCAATCCAAGCAGTTGTTAATGCTTTCCATGCTTTGATGGATATCTTGAAGCCCATCAAGGATGCATTCACCGAGATATTCCCACCCACTACGGGTAAGCAAATATTCGAGATAACCACGGCAATCCGGGATTTCACAGCTGGACTCAAACCCAGTGCTGAAGTAATGGATGCCATAAAGCGAACATTCAAGGGCGTATTTGCAGTTCTCGATATTGGTCGAATGATCATTGTCGGCGTTGCTGGCGTATTCGGTAAACTCTTCGGTTCCGTAGCTGGTGGTGGCGCAGGATTTCTGTCTATCACGGCCAAAATCGGAGACTTCCTTGTGCGTGTCCGAGATGCTATCAAGAATGGCGAAGGACTCACGAAGTTCTTTGATGGTCTTGGGGATGTGCTCAAAACTGTAGTCGAGGCTATCCGTAATGCGGCTACTTGGATCGGCAATCTGTTCAAGGGCGCAGAGAATATCGACACTAGTGGTATCACGAATGCTGTTACCACAGTTCAGACCAAACTTGAGCCGCTCAAGCGTCTGGGTGAGATGATCTCCAATGTGTGGAAGAATATGGGGAAGATCTTCAATCAAGTTGTTGACTTCTTCAAGCCGATGGCTAAGGCTATAGGTGATTTCTTTGGCGACTTCGGTCGAACGATCGGTGAAGCATTCAAGACGCTTGACTTTAGTGACGTTCTTGCTCTGGTCAATACGGGTCTTCTCGGTGGACTGGTTCTCCTGTTCAAGAAATTCCTTGGTGGAGGTCTCATTGACCAAATCAAGGAAGCCATCTTTGGTAAAAAGGATGAGGCCAAGGGTCCGGGCATGTTTGCCACCATCAAGGAAACTCTTGGTGGATTGACTGACAGCCTAAAAACGATGCAGACGACGCTTAAAGCAGCTACTCTGATCATCATTGCCGGTGCAATTGCCCTTCTTACTGCCTCTATTGTTGTGCTTTCCAAGATTGACTCGGCTGGGTTGACCAAAGCACTCGGTGCAATGGCAGCTATGTTCTCGCAACTCATGATCTCCATGGCGATCTTGGACAAGATGAATATTCGCACTGGAGTCTTCAAAATGGGAGCGATTGGTGGGGCACTGGTTCTATTGGCAATTGCCATCCGAATCCTTGCTGGTGCCGTGGAGAAACTTTCCGGTCTATCTTGGCAGGAACTGCTTAAGGGACTCCTCGGAGTTACTGCATTGCTCGCTGGTCTTGCCGGAGCTATGAACCTCTTGCCTGCTAACCCAAGTAAGATGATCTCTACCGGTATCGGAATGATTGCAATTGCCTTTGCCATCAAGATTCTGGCAAGCGCGGTCAAGGATATGGCTGCACTAAACCTGAAGGAGCTGGCTAAGGGTCTCGGCTCAGTCGGCACCCTTCTTGGTGCACTGGCCTTGTTTACTCGGGTAGCTAAGGTCAACAAGGGGGCAATGGGATCTGCTATTGGTCTAATCCTTCTTGGCGCAGCACTCAAGATTATCGCCAGTGTGGTCAAGGACCTCAGCACCATGAGTGGAAAGGAACTGGGCAAGGGTCTAGGTAGCATTACAGCTATTCTGGGAGTCTTGGCTCAGTTCTCAAGGGTGGTTAATCCCGCACAGATGGTGTCAATGGGTGTATCCATGGTCATTATCGGTGCGGCACTCAAGATCATCGCCAGCGCCGTTAAGGACATGGGCGCCATGAGTGTGAAGGAGCTAGTCAAGGGTCTTGGTGCACTGACGCTCATTCTGGGTGGAATTGCTGTCTTCTCGAGGGTAGTCAATCCGGCACAGATGATTACTATGGGTATCGCTATGGTGCTTATTGGTGGGGCACTCAAGATTCTTTCCGGTGTCCTGAAGGACCTTGGTGGGATGTCTTGGGAGGAAATTGCTAAGGGTATGGTCGCTCTAGGCGGGTCGCTTGCGATTCTGGCTGGGGCAATGTACCTCATGGGGCTGGTTCTTCCGGGAGCAGCAGCACTCATTATCGCGGCAGGGGCATTGGCTCTACTTGCTCCGGCTCTAGCAACCCTCGGTAAGATGTCTTGGGATGAAATTGGGCGTGGGCTAACTATGCTTGCCGCATCTCTGGTTATTCTGTCACTGGGCGGGGTTCTGCTTCTGGCAGCAATTCCGGGCTTCTTGGGTCTTGGTGTAGCAGCATTGTTGCTTGGTACTGGCCTGATGCTTGCTGGAATTGGTATGACTGCCTTTGCCGCAGCCCTTGGTGTTCTGGCAGTAACTGGTGCCGCGGCAACAGCAGTTCTGGTTGGTACGGTAACGGCCCTTCTGGGTCTTATCCCATATGCCATGACACAGTTTGGTCTGGGCCTCGTAGCCTTGGCTGGGGTCATCACCATGAATGCTCCAGCCTTCGGTGCGGCATTTATGGCAGTCTTGGGCACGATTCTGAACGTCATCAATGTCATGTCGCCTCAGATCGTCGCAACCATGTGGGGCCTTATTCAGCTGTTGGTAACAACGGTCGTAAATGGTGTTCCATGGCTAGTTGATGCTGGTATGAAATTGTTGGTTGGTATCCTTAATGGTATCGCAGCTAATATTGGTAGTGTTGTTGACGCAGCTACCAATGTTATTGTGAACTTCCTCAACGGTCTGGCCAATAATATGCCTAGGATCACGCAGGCAGGTGCTGATCTAATCATCACCTTTGTCGAATCATTGGCGACTACCGTTCGGAATAACTCTGAGCGCATGGGTGCTGCCGGTGGAGACCTTGCCGCAGCCATCATCGAAGGCATGGCTAATGGTATTGGTGCTGGTGTCGGCAAGGTAGTTGAGGCTGCTAAACGGATGGCATCAAATGCATTCGAAGCAGCCAAAGACTTCTTGGATATCAACTCTCCTTCTAGGAAGTTCCGAGACCTTGGCGAATCCACGGGTGAAGGCTATGTGGTTGGTATGGATAACTACCAGACCCCCATTAGGAAGTCAGCAGAGGCTCTTGGCAATACGGCACTTACTTCTCTCCAGAAGACAATGGGTCGGGTTAGCTCGGCCGTAAACACCAACCTGAAAATGAACCCCACAATCAAGCCGGTTATTGACTTGACTGAGGTTCGTAAGGGTGCTCGTGGAATTGGTGGGCTTCTCACGCCACCAACGCTCAACGTGTCCGGGGCATATGCCAAGGCGTCTTCTCTCGCAGTTCAGACACGAGCCAATGAGGAAGCAACTGTTGAAACCAAGACTGGTGCTAAGCCATCGTCGGGGGATCACATCACATTCAACCAGTACAACAACTCACCGAAGGCACTGTCTTCAGCTGAGATCTACCGCAAGACAAATAATCAAATGTCACAATTGAAGAAAAAGGAGGCGGGAGTCTAATCCATGCTAACAGCAGTAGAAATTACCAACGCTCAAGGCGTGACTTTGACTCTACCGATCTATGACACTTCAGATGGGTATGAGATTAGGGATATTCAGGGACTCGATCCGGTAAATGCCGAGATCACGTCTTCCCCCGTTGCAAATTTGGATGGGGAACAGGAAGAGTCCAGTCGGAGAGGGAAGAGGAACATCATCTTCAAGTTGGGGTATAGCACTCCAGCTGTCCGGGAACTTCGAAAGCGTCTATACGGATTCTTCATGCCAAAAATGAAGGTCAATATGCGCTTTTACATGGAGGAAGCGGATATGTTCTATGTCGAGATCGATGGGACAGTGGAATCATGCCTTAGTCCACTATTTGCCAAAGAGCCCGAAGCGACCATATCCATCATCTGTGTTGACCCGGACTTCTCCGACCCTGAGCCCCTAGTGTGGAATGCCAGCACTACTTCGGCAGATACACAGGGCCTGCTTACGTATGATGGTGAGATCGAAACTGGCTTTAGAATGACGATGAATGTTGATCGTGCTCTTCCAGCCATTACGATTCACCATCGTACGACGGCAACTGGGGTAAAGAACTTCCTGATATTTGCAGTAGATACCGGTATACTTGTTGCCGGAGATATTCTGGAAATCAGTACTATCTCTGGCAACAAGTATATCAGGCGAACCCGATCTGGCGTCACAACATCACTTCTATTTGGAAATGACCCAGCATCGGTATGGACGAACCTCTATCCCGGATTGAACTACCTTAAGATTCAATCGGGAGGAGCACCAATCCCATATACGATCGAATACACCAATAAGTATGGAGGTCTGTAATGGATCTATTCACGTTGGATAGCCAGCTGAGACGTACTGAGGTATTTGATCGTTATGAGTCCCTTATTTGGACTGAGCGGTTTCGGCCCATGGGGGACTTCCAGCTGGATATCCCATCAGAGAAAACTGCTCGGGCACAGTTGAAAAAGGGTACTCGATTGGCCATCAACGAGTCGAGTCATGTCATGACTATCGAGAGTGTATCTGATACAGATGGGTTACTAACACTCAAGGGTCGAACTCTTGAGTACATCCTCGAAGATCGCACGGCACGCCATAGCTTCACAGGGTTAACCACATCTCCTCGTTGGGCTCAGGAAGGTGCTCCGGGAACCATCATCCGAAGCATATTTAATGCGATTTGTGTTGATGGTTTGTTGAATGATCAGGACAAGATACCATTCATTCAATCGGGGACCATTTCTCCACCGGGTACATTTCCAGAGCCCTCCACTAGTATTCGGGTTGAGCTTGAACCGCAGTCACTTTTCGAGGCAATCAACAACCTGTGCATGCAGTACAATATGGGCTTTCGTATCATTCGGGGCCCGGATACATCAAAGCTATATTTCGAGGTCTATACCGGCAGCGATCGAACCTCAGGTAACGTTACCGGCCTCAATCCAGTGGTATTCAGTTCCAATCTAGATAACCTATCTAATGTGTCTGAATTGACCTCTATGGTCGGATTCAAGAACGTTGCTTACGTGTTCTCCAATCAGGGTGGAACGATTGTATATGCCAATGGGGCTAGTTCACGGACTGGCTTTGAGCGCAGGATTGTTACGGTGAATGTTGGGGATGCTCGACAGAATGATAATGAGAACTATCTGACAACAGAGCAAATCCTACAGCGACGTGGTCTCGAAGAACTGGCTAAGCACCGACAGATCTCGGCATTTGATGGCGAGATCGTCAAAAACTCTGGTTACAAATATGGTGTTGACTATAACCTAGGCGATGTCGTAGAGCAACAAAACGCTGAGAATATCGGCAAGGCTATGCGTATCACAGAGCAAATATTTGTGTCCGATGCGGAGGGCGATCGGTCATATCCAACCCTAGCGGAGGATGAGCCGCTTGACCCATAACAAAGGACTCGGTATGAATAAATGGCAAAGAATCTTCCCTTGGGGCTACAACCTCTTCATGAAGATTGCTGAACCAAGAACTGTGCGACTTTTGCACTTTGGAATCTACCTTGCTCTGGCAACTGCTGGAGCTCTGTTGCTTCTGCATCCACCAAGGTCCTTCGAAAATATCTTGGGTGTCGCACTTCTATACATGTTCGGGGTATTCGTGTTTGGTGGAGCAGCTGCTGCAGCCATTGCCGTTCTACCCGGAGTATGGTGGCTTGAAAGAGTTGGACTCATTGCGCTAGGCACAGGTATGGGGATCTACATAATTATTATCATGTGCTTGGGGACATCGCCAATCGGTCTATCAATTTCTATTGCATTCATTCTAACCTTCATTCTGCGTTGGCGTGAGATTAGGCGGTACCAGCTTGCGCCCAGAGAGGGGTAAATATGAACGACGATACAGCACGATCGCTTGCGACGATATTGAGCGCGGGGGGCGGAGGAGCTGTGCTGTTGGCTGCAATTAATGGGGTCATTAAATGGCTTTCGGGGGCCTCTCATCGAGAACGTGTGAAGAATACGGACCTCGCATCACAGAGAGCGAAAGCCATCAAGGAGCGGGACGAGGCCGAGGGAGAACGGGATGTTGCAGATCGGAAAAGGCGCGAAGCTGAAGAGCATGTGGCCATCCTCAAGCGTCAACTAATTCTTCTCGGTGTCGACCCGTTGGATCGCGAATCAAGTAATTCAAAATAGGAGTAAAACATGGCAGATCATTCTGCAACTAACTCAGGATTGACTCTGAGTAATCGGTTCTATGACGTCCTCCGGTTCTTCGTAGAGAAGGGCTTTCCAGGATTCGGCGTAGCTTATGCTACCGTTGCCGCTCTCTGGCACTGGGGATACACCTTCGAGGTTGGTGGAACATTCGCCGCTTTGTCAGTGCTTGGCTCAGTCTTCCTGACGATGGCTCGCAAGGGTTATATTCCGGAAGGCTCTGGTACCGATGGGGAAGTCGTACCCAATGCTGACCCGGATGCAGAGCATAGATATCTGCTTCAGCTGAATGCCCCTATGGATGAGCTTGTTTCGGGGAAATCAGTTATCTCATTCAAAGTCTTGGACCCGAGCGCATAATTTAGCGTTCGCGGCATATACAAGGCTTATAATGACACCTCTTGAAAGGAGAAACTGTAATGACAGATAACAAGTCAAAAAACGAAACCAATCCCCTTGATAAGGCGATTGCAAACATACTTACCGCAATGGAGGCCATCTCTCCGACCGCTGAAGTATACTCCAAAATGGTAGACATGCTCGAAAAGCTGTACAAGATCAAAGCCTCCGAAAGGCCCGATCGAGTCAGTAAAGACCAGCTAGTCTCCATTGGCGGAAGTGTACTTTCCAGCCTCATCGGAATCGGAATGATTCTCCATCACGAGAAGTTGCATGTAGTCGCCTCCAAGGCGCTTGGATTCGTTGCAAAGGCACGTATCTAACGTTACCCGATCGAAATAGATCAGGTGAAAATTTATAAGCCGTGTACAAGAACTAATAACTCTTGTACACGGCTTATTTTTTTGTCTAAAGTCGCATAAATCACAAGGATTATAATGAGAAGAAATTAAATCTATAAAGGAGAACCTAATGAAAAAAGAATCAGAGCTTAATGCTGTGGAAACCTTTGTCATGTTTGGATTCGCTTGTGCTGCTGGAGCAGTTGCAAGCGGACTCGTACTGAGAACGCTAACCACAACCAAAGTTATTAACTATGTATATCAGACAACCCGAGAAGAAATTAAGAACTTCAAGAAGTAGAGAAGAGTCCCCAACAAGGACTCCTCTTTTTGTCTAAACATCGCAGCAAACACAAGGGTTATAATGAGAAGAAAACCACTTTTAAACAAAGGAACATATCATGAACCCCAACAAAATCATTGGCGTAATTGCTATCGCTGTTGCACCCATCATCATCACAACTGAATTCGTACGAGATACGAAAAAGAAAGTTGCGCACAAGATCGATGAGGTACAGTACGAACTGCATAATCCCCGTCATTTTGCCAAGAAGCGTGAACTAGCCCGCAAAGCTAAAAAGAACAAGTAATCTCCAAATAGGAGTCCCCACAAGGACTCTTATTTTTGTCTCGCAGCGCTTACAAGGACTATTATGAGAACCCCTCCAACCAAACGTAAGCACGTGCAGGATGAAAAGGAATCTCACTAAAATAAAAGACCCATACCAACAGTCTTTTATTTTGTGTCTCGCAGCGTTCACAAGGGCTATAATGAACCCCACTATGAAAGGAAAGACCATGTCTGAGAAAGAAGAACTCAACGCCGTAATCGCCGTCACTCTGGGAGCTATTGGCGCAGTCGCCATCATCACCGCACAAGCAATTCGCATTGTGGAACTGAAAGGTCAAGTCAAGAACAAGGACAAGACCATTAAGAACCTCAGGCGCCGCTATGAAAAGGCGTTGAACCTGATGACTGTCGAACAGCTCTCGAAGACGCTCGATCACGTGATTGAAGACTTTAAATTCGAAGAAGTAATCAAGAACTTCAAGTAACATCAAAATAGGAGTCCCCACAAGGACTCTTATTTTTCGCGGTAATCACAAGGACTATAATGAACCCCTATGAAAGGAACTATTATGGAAGAGTATTCCCCCGAAGAACAGCTGATTGCGCTGGCCACCCTCGGCGTAGTTGCTGTAGTTGCTGTAGTCCAGTCTGTGAAGATTCACCGCAAAGAAGCGAAGAAGCGTAAGCTAATCCGTTTCCTAGGTGAAGTCTATCAAGACAAGATTCGGTATGCTACGACCACCGCCGAGCTCAACCAGCTCAACAAAGAATTCAAGGAAAAACTTGCCGCAATAAGAACTGACTAAAACAACCCGATAAGGGGCCCCAACAAGGCCTCTTATTTTTGTCTGATTCGCGGCAATTACAAGGGGTATAATAGAAGAATAATTCCCTTTAACGAAACGAGAAACTAATGTTTAAGAACCGTTCATTTCAGGTTAAGATTGTTAAAGACGCCGCTAACCCGGTCGAAGACTCCAAGCCCCTTGTGGACCCTGAAGAACTTTCTCGCATTGCGAAGGAAGTTATGAAGTACACCGCAATTGCTGGAATCGTCGTCATGGGTGCAGCAGCCGTCCTGAACACTCTTAGCGAAATTGCAGTTATTGCCGCAGAAGCTAACATCAACAAAGAAGACTAATTCCCCTAGAGAGGGCCCTAACACGGCCTTTCTCTTTGTCTGATTCGCAGAAAATACAAGGACTATTATGACCCCCTAAGAAAGGAAACATCATGTCCACGAAAGCCACTTTCGCGAACGCAAAGACCCGCCTCGTCCAGCTCATGGAAGAGAAGCCTTTGGAGACGCTTGCCGTCATTTCCGCAACTGCACTAGCAACTGCGAAACTGATCAGCAGCATCACTGAAGCGCGCAACTCTTCCACTTGGAAGCGCGAAGTCCGGCGTCGTGAACGCAATCAGAAGATCTGATCATCCCCACCAGATTCAAAATAGGAGCCCTACCAAGGACTTCTATTTTGCCTGTCGCGAAAATTACACGGGTTATTATGAGAAGATGCATAAGCACCTTCTCATAGGAAGAGCTCCTTCTGTCGCGAGGCACTGGAGACTGATAACGGAATCATTGTCAATGCGATCCCGCTCTTCCACCTGAAAGGTATGGCCGATAGCCAAGCCCCTTAGTATGTTCCACGTAACCAGCCGTGCTTTGAGACATACGCCTTTCTTTTTTGTCCATGCCCTCGCAGAAATTACAAGGGTTATAATGAGAAGAATACTTGAGCAGCAATGCCAAGTAGCAGAATACGATCTACATAAACGCGATCATATTCTTCTCTTTTTGTTTGCCTCTCTTGAAAGGAGAATCACATGCCCAATCCCGAAAACATCTCGCTTTGGTTTGTCATCACCACCTGCCTCATTCTTGGGGCTATTTATTTCGTTATGGGTTCCAAGGATCGCCGTGAGGCACGAAAGGCTAGGCTCAGGAAATGACCAGTATTGCAAGTATCGCTAAGCTCACTACGAAAATCGTCAAGGAGAATTCCCCGATAATTCTCACGGGCATTGGCGTGGCGGGCGTGGCTACCACGGCGTTCTTGGCTGCCACCGCTGTACCAAAGGCTCTTCAGATTCTCGCTGAGGAGCAGGAAAATCACGAGGAGCCGCTCACACTCAAAGAGCAGTTCCTTCTTACGTGGCATTGCTATATCCCAGCCGCGGGGGCAGGTATCATGACGATCACCTGCATCATCTTCTCCACGTCCATCAACAACCGTCGGAACGCAACTCTACTGAGTGCTTTCACTTTGAGTGAGAAGGCCTTCAAGGAGTACCAATCCAAGGTGGCCGAAAACTTGGGCACGAAGGAGGAAGCCAAGGTCCGAACCGATATTGTCAAGGACCGGATTGCTAATAACCCTCCGCCCGCATCAGTCATCTTCACTGGAGACGGTGATGTGCTGTTCTACGAAGTATCAAACGATCGATATTTCCAGAGCACGGTCCAAAAGGTCCGTAGTGCTCTGAATGATGTCAATGCGAAGATCATTCGTGACAACTATGCGTCCTTGTCGGACTTCTACTATGCCATTGGTTTGAAGACTACTGGCGACAGCGACGACAAGGGCTGGAATGTCGACACTCTTATGGACATCATATTCGATGTCGAGATGGCCGATGGTGACCGACCGTGCATCGCAATCACATATGCAACAACGCCGATCTATAACTTCTGGAAGCAAGGATAACGTTTAACATGGTCTCTGAAGTACGCACCACATCATCCACTGGGGGTGAGAAAGGGGTTAAGGCTGAACGTCACGGCCTTATCCCTGTTGAAGCTCTTTCCATCGTAGCTCAGCTGTACGGTAAGGGTGCTGAGAAATATGAAGCACACAACTGGCGCAGGGGCTATGAATGGTCCAAATCTTATGACGCATTGCAGAGACACGCCAATGCCTTCTGGAATGGGGAAGATCTCGATCCTGAGATGCAGCTCCCCCACATGGCATCCGTGGTATTTCACGCCTTGACACTCATCACCTTCATGCAGGAACAGCCCGGCTTCGATGACCGGTACAAGCCTGAAAGGGCAGAGTCTGAAGAAGCAATCGCAAAGCTTCGGGAGGCATTAACTAGCACCGGTGACAGTCCATGGCGTAATGAACAACGATATGCAGAATATATTGAGTCTGATAAGGTTCATTCGCAGGATTAACAGGGGTTATAATGAACCCGTAACCCCTAAAAAGGAGCACCAAATGTTTAAGAAGCTTAAGGCCATTTTCATGCTGAACACCACCGACGTCAAGAACGTCATGGATATCTCAGCTGATCTGGATGAACTTCCCTCATTTAGCACCAACTAAGTATTACCGCCGTAAGAAGGAGGATTTGTAGTAAAATACAGATCCTCCTCCTTTTGTGCTCGCGGAATTTACAAGGGCTATAATGACACCCCACACTACTTTTAGTAAGGAAACAAAATGGAAACCCCGAACACCATCGAAGGCGAAGTCATCTCTGAAGAGACGATTGAATCGAAGAAGAAGTTCTCCATTTCCCCCATGGCCAAGAAGGCCCTCATTGTAGGCGGAGCGGTAGTCGGCTTGATTGTCGGCCTCGCCCTGCTTACCAAAGAGGACTCTTCGGAATCCACGGAGGAAACGGAAGACGACGTATCTATCGAAACGATCGACAACGGAGACGGCACGTCATCGCTGATCATCACCGGTACCAACTAATCCCCAACCAGTACCAAGGTTAAGAAGAGAACTATATAGAAATATATGGTTCTTCTTCTTTGTCTTTTGTCCAATAGGAGAGAAATGCCCCAGCTCGATCAGGATCGCTTCATCCATAAAGCCAAGCGACTTGTCGTACAAGCTCAACAGGCACAGGCCCCCGGTACACCAATCACCACAGAAGATGTATATGTCGTCTGGTTCTGTAAGGTTCTTGGAAACTGGAAAGCTCTCGTAAGTACAGATGTTGTCGATGGCGTGTACTACGAGATTACCTATGACGGCAACAACGATCAGTCCTACATCGATATCTACGGCAAGGTAGCCAACTACACAGTGAGCGATTCTGCACTCATCCCTCCAAGGTATCTTCGTAGTCTATAACCCCCCAACCGACCACAGGAATAATGAAACCATGCAGGTAATTAAATTTGAATTCGCCGACTCCGGAACCATGAACTCTGGAGTTCTATCCACAATCAATCAGCTGGCCATCGAGTCTCCTGAAAAGGATGTCCGGGTTACTGATGATGGTAACAGTAACATCAAGGTCTATGTAGGCGCGCCATACCTCGAAGACCACCGCTATTGGATCTATATTGATGGTCGGATTATTCTGAAAGAGGAAGATGTCCGACTACCAGAGGATGTTTCCAGCGTGTGGCAAGCCGTAGTAGACCCACCAGCTGAAGTACCTGCATAGTCAGCAGTCATTTGGAGAGTAAAGGCTACATATGAAGAGCATCACTATCGCTGTCATTTTTGCAGGACTCATATCTTATGGATCAACATACACCCCACAAGCTGAATCCCATAGCCCGATATTCTCCCAACTAGCAACAGATTTCCCACCCTTAACATCAGAACCCGATGACGATGAAGAAGATCGCATCGCTACCCCTAAAAACAACAGGAGAAAAAGTGTTTAAGAAAGTAGTCGAGTACAAGGACTTCAATGGAGAAGCACAGACTGGTACCTACTGGTTCCACTTGTCTGAAGCAGAAGTCACCGCCATCGAGATGGAAGCGGTTACCAGCAAGACTCTTGGACTCGTAGACATGATCGAGAAGATTGTCGCGGACATGAAGGGCAAGGAGATGATCGCCATCATCCACAACCTCGTCGATAAGTCCTATGGTGTTCGTTCCACCGATGGTGCACGGTTCATGAAGTCCCCTGAGCTCCTTGCGGATTTCAAGTCGACTGGTGGATACCACCGGTTCCTCTTTGAGTTGCAGACTAATGCCGACATGCTCGTGGAGTGGTTCAATGGACTGCTTCCCGAGAACATGGTCGAGTTGGCAGAAGAGGCTCGGAAGAAGGCCGGACTTGCGGAAGTTGCTTCTGCTGAAGAAGCTCGTCGTCGCTCGGAAGCTCGCATGGAGGGATTCAAGCAGAAGGCTCCTACGGTTCTCGTTACCAAGACTGCTCCTCCTGTGTTGGAAGCGGAGGAACCCAACGAGGTACCTACTCCGGCGACTGCACACCTCACCCCGGAGAACCGCCCGGATCTCTGGCCCGATGCTGATCCCGAACTTGAGCAGTTCCGCGCATGGAAGGCCCAGCAGGCAGCACCCGCTCAGGGCTAAACCCGTAATATCCTGTGGGGATTTCCTAGTGCATCGATAAGAACGTGACGATTCTTGCCGGAGGGAAATCTTAAACGACCGCCAATACCTAAAGGCGCCCACTTCACAAGACTAACAAAGGAAAACATCATGGCTTTTGCAGGTACAAAACTCATTCTCGGCATCGTCGCCTCAACTGGCGCAGCATCAATCGTCGGAAACGCAATCAAAATGAGCACCCCGGACAACCTGAAGCTCAGCAAGAAAGTTGTCATGGGAATCGGTGGTCTTGCCATGAGCGGCATGTTCGGAACCATGGTCTCAAAGTGGGTAGAAGGCGAGATCGATGAAGCCGTAGACGCCTACAAGATCTTCAAGGACGGGATCGACAAGGCCCGGAATATCGCTAAGCACGCAGCGAAGGACCCCGAAGCAGAATCTGAATGATCAAACCCTTGGCCTCAAACGTCAACCTTGATGAAGTTGTCGTAGCAGGAATATACCAAGTAAAATCCACACCGCCTCTCTTGAAAAGGAAAACTAAAATGAACAAGAAAACTATCGCTATCACTGCTGCTGCAATTGCCGTACCGCTCCTCACGGTCATGGTATGGATCATCTGGCTCTTTGTGGTACCAGCAATGAAGGAGCGATTCCTCAATTTCACAAGTCGCCACGTCGAGAAAGTTCTGTATGGTGACGCAAAGGCTAAGGCAGCCAAGAAACGCCTGAAGAACTCCCGCAAGCCCTATGGTAAGCGGTGACTCCGTGGATCTGACTAAGAAACAACTAGAATAGCGACTAGAACTCGCAACCAAACTCGGCTTCTGGGGAGACGCACTCCACTGGGAGCAAGAACTTATCGCACTCAAGAAGAAGGAACAATCATGAAGAACGCAGCTATTTTCGCAAGTGGTGTAGCAACTGGAGTAGCCGGATTCGCCATACTCTCGGTGAGTGCCATTGGCATTGGCCTGATCTTCCTCGGCATTCAGATTAATCGAGATATCAATGACCCAGACAACCCATACCGCGCCACCCCGGAAGGACTGACTATCGTTGAGTAAACTGATCGCATTTGGTACAGGAATGGTTGCTGGGGCAGTAGCACTAACCGCCGCAGTAACTTCGGTGCCACCAGTACGCAGGCAGGCTGCTAAATTGATCGCTTCTTTAATCATGTACGGTATAGAGCACAATCCAGAGGCTCGTAAAGAAGCCGTAAAGTATGCCAAACATATCATCGAAGACTACGAGGAGAAATAATCATGGCACGCAGAACCAGCAACGGAATGATCTTGGTCCACGTCATCCTTACCCTTTGTACGGGAGGCCTTTGGTTGATCGTCCCCATCATCAAGTTCCTCACGTCCAACTCTCGATAGCAGAAAGCATCAAGTGACAAACTACTCAAGCAACAGCCACAAAACCCGTGAGAAGTCCTCGGATGATGCCCCCAAGGAGCGTCGTAAGGTCGAGAAGGTAATCACTGGATCAGTCGTCCAGAAGAAGAAGACCCTTGGTAGCAAGGTAGCCGAAACTTTCATGGGTGAGAACTTGAAGAGCGTGGCTGTCGGCGTGCTTATGGACGTCGTCATCCCCAAAGCCAAGGATATGTTCCTCGATGCCCTCAATCAGGGTGCTGAGCGGGCCGTCTATGGCGAAACCCGTGGACGTTCCTCAAGCACTCGTGATGTACGACGCCCTACAAGCTACAACGGAATGTACAACGGTGGAGGCAGTAGTCGGGACGAGTCAAGCTCGAGGAGCTTCAGTCAGCAGTCTCGAGCAACCCACAACTTCGACGATATTGTGTTGGAGACCCGTGGTGAAGCTGAAAGGGTTCTGACTGAACTCTGCAACCTCATTGATGACTATGAGACTGCCACAGTGGCAGACCTGTATGAGCTGGTTGAGATCACGCCTAACTTCCAAGATGACAAGTGGGGTTGGGTAGATCTCGGTCCGGCATCCATTTCCCGACAGCGCAAGGGCTTCCTTTTGAACCTTCCGCGCCCCATCGACCTCGACAACTAAGGAGATATTGTGGAACTGAAAAATGATCTCGATCCGAAACTCATTGGTACGGTCGTCAGCCTGCAGACCTTCCGGCGTGTAGCCGATAATTCGGACAAACTGGTCAACGAGAGTCTTGAGAAGTATGTTGGGAAGCTTATCGGATATGCAGTAACTCCGACGAGTAACACCTTCGTATTCGAGGGGATGGGGCCCTTGACAATCGTCCTCAAGACACACTACTTCGAAATCTTCATGGCATAAGGACTAAAAATGAGCACCGAGCAGAAAAGAGCAGCTTTGGCTAAGGCATATCCTGCCGGTGCCAATTGGCAATCCAAAGTCAAGACCATGTCTGACGCACAGGTGCACGTAATCTACATGCGCCTCCTCAATTCAAACCAGCTCTCCTAGAAAGAGAAAATAGTAATGGATCTCTCCAACATCAAAGCAGTAGCTACCGTAAGTCAGGTGGCAACCCGTACCTTCGGCAAGAGCCTCTTCGTAGTAAAGAAGTACAGCCCCGAGATCCTCATCGGTGTAGGCGTCGTTGGTGTCGTAACTTCCGCAGTCCTCGCATCTAAGGCAACTCTCAAGCTCGAAGACCTCGTGGACGGAACCAAGGACAACCTCAGCAAGGCACACGACCTCCATGTTCAGGAGCGTGCTGATTACACCGATCAGGATTACCAGAAGGATGTAATCTCCATCTACACCCGCTCGGTCATCGACATCATCAAGCTCTATGGCCCTCCCGTGACTCTGGGTCTTGGTTCCATTGCCTGCATCATCGGTGCACACGGTATCATGAAGCAGCGCAACGTTGCTATCATCGGCGCATACAAGGCCATGGAAGCCAGCTTCGCCAAGTACCGCAAGGACGTTGCTGAGGTCATTGGTGCGGAAAAGGAGCGGGATATCCGTCTCGGCTTCCGTGATGAGGTCGTCGAAGACGAAGATGGCAATGCTAAGACGGTGACTAACGTTGACAATGTGGGTCCGCACGGCTACTCCCAGTACGCCCGATTCTTTGATGAGAGCTCACCCAACTGGTCCCGTACGCCTGAGTACAACCTGATGTTCCTCCGGGCAGCTCAGAACCATGCCAACGACCAGCTGCACTCCCGTGGCTACGTATTCCTCAACGAGATCTACACGCAGCTTGGTATCCCCATGTCGCAGGAGGGTCAGCTGGTCGGTTGGACTCGAAAGGGTAGCAATGGCGAAG